TGCAATTTGTAAACTTTTCTAATGCTGGTGGCGATTATTTAATAGCTTGTAATGGTCAAGACCCTACAATGGTTTATGACGGCACAAGATGGTTTTTTATAGCTACAACCACTACTGCTCAAACAATTAGCACTATTACTAGGGGTGGCACAGGAAACCTTACGGCTACCATGACAACGGCTGCGCCTCATAACCTGGTTACTGGAAATCGAATAACTGTTTCTGGCGCTTCTCCTACTGAATTTAATGGCACTTATGTTATTACAAGAACAGGTGCAAGTACGCTTACATACACAATGGCAAGCGCCCCAAGTGGTAACGCTTCTCCTGTAGGAACTTACACCACAGTAGGTATTACAGGCGTAGATTCTTCATCATTTATTAATGTCAATTTGTTTAAAAACCGCCTATGGTTTACGCAAAAAGACACCATGAAAATATGGTATTTAGATGTAAACGCTTTTAGTGGCGCTGCAACAGTTATTGATTTTGGTGGTATTGCTCGTAATGGTGGTTATTTGCAAGCAATGGGTACTTGGACTCTTGATGCCGGACAAGGCGCTGACGACTATGCTGTGTTTGTAACCAGTATGGGCGAGGTGATGGTTTATAACGGCACAGACCCAACAACCGCAGCTACTTGGGCTTTAAAAGGTGTTTGGCAATTAGGTCAAACATTTAATCGCAAATGCTTCTTTAAATGGTCTGGTGACCTTCTTTTACTTACGCAAGATGGTTTAGTACCTCTTGCATCTGCCCTTCAATCTAGCCGTTTAGACCCTAGAATCAACCTTACAGACAAGATTTATTACGCTGTAAGCATAGCAGCAACAACTTATTATGCTAGTTTTGGTTGGCAAATCAACTATTTTGCTAGTGAAAATATGCTTATATTAAACATTCCTGTCAATGGTGGAATGGAACAATATGTCATGCACACTATTACTAAGTCTTGGGCTAGGTTTACAGGTCTTGAGGCTTATTGTTGGGAAACATCAGGAGCTAACGAAATTTACTTTGGTGGTGATGGTTATGTAGCCAATTTCTACCAAGGAAACTCAGATAATGGAGCTAATATTCAAGCCTCTGCCCAACAAGCATATAGCTATTTTGACAGCCCAGGACAGTTAAAACGCTTTACTATGGTTCGCCCAATATTCCAATCAAACAATGGTGTGCCTACTACAGCAGTCAATATTAGTACCGATTTTGAACCTCAAACTGAATTTGGAACACTTACATTTAACCCTGCATCAACAATAGGTGGCGTTTGGGATGTGTCCGCATGGGATGACGCTTTGTGGAGTGCTGGCGATATTGTTACAAAAACATGGTATGGCGTAACTGGATTAGGTTTTGCAGCTTCTGTAAACTTGTCCATAGCCTCACAAGGCATTGATTTTAAATGGACTTCTACGGATTATGTAATGGAAAAAGGTGGTGTTCTGTAATGCGTAGGGTTACTACAGAAAACCAAGAATATTTAAGAAATTGGATTATAGGTGTTTTAGGTACACAGTTTGGCAAAGAAACCATGTGTATAGGGCAGGAAATTGATGGTGAAATTGGCGCAGTTATTGCTTATACTAATTTTCAAGAAAAATCTTGCTGTATGCACGTTGCTTCAATAGCGCCAAATTGGATTAGTAAAGATTTATTATGGGCAGCTTTTGATTATCCCTTTAACTCATTGAAAGTTAAGGTTATACTAGCGGCAGTAGCTTCTACAAATGAAGAGGCTCTGAAGTTAGACCGACACCTTGGTTTTGTTGATAAAGCGTATATCGAAGATGCCCATATAGATGGGGATTTGGTTATATTAGCTATGAGGCGTGAAAATTGTCGTTGGCTCGACATTAAAGCGCCTTTAAAAGGAGATTGACATGGGTGGTGGTGGAGGAATTTTAAGTCCAATAACGGATACTTTATTTGGTGCGCCTCAAACAGTAGCGACACCAGATTATATGAGTGGCGCCAATCAAACTGCTGCTAATAATTTTAAAATGGCTCAAGCTGCAACTGCCGCCAATCGTGTAAATCAAGTTACTCCTTACGGGAATTTAAACTACGCAATTACAGGCGAAGATAAGTTTGGCAATCCTACTTGGACAGCTACTCAGACAATGACGCCTGAGTTAGAAAAAATTACAAACGCTTCTATTGGACAACTTTCAAGTCAATACGGCAGCACACCATTTACAGGTGGTAATTTGCCTTCTTACGGCATTAATCCTGGTGAAGTATATTCTGAAGCTATTATGCGTAGGCTTCAGCCACAAATGGCTATGGAACAAAAGCAATTTGACGCACAGATGGCTAACCAAGGCATACCTGTAGGCTCTGAAGCATATACAAACGCTGCAAGAGTATTCCAACAAGGTCAAAACGACAAACTTACAAGTGCTGTAACTGGTGGCATGGGTATTGGATTATCTGCAAATCAACAGCAATACAATCAAAACCTTACTAATTATCAGTTGCCACTAAACATTGCAAGCAATATTAAAGCTATTGCAACACCTGGATATGTAAATCCAGCAAGCCAAGCTACTACTGCTGGTGCAGACATTATGGGCGCCATGGGTCTTGCTAATCAAAATGACCAAGCTAACGCTAACGCTGCAAATGCTAGAAGCAATGCAATGATGAGCGGTATGTTTAGTCTTGGTGGCGCTGGCATTAATAAGTGGGGTTAAAAAATGGATAATGTTTCTCAATATTTACAAATGATGGATTTAAGTGGTCAAAATCCAGCAATGCAAAACATTGGCAGTCAGCGTGACTTATATAATCAAAATATGAGTGGAATGAAAACAATAGGACAGCAGGCTTTAGGAAATACAAAAGGCTCTCCATTGCAATCATTAGCTGATGCTTTAAGAGCGCAAAAGAAACCTGGTTTAGGTCAAACGGTAGATGCTCAAGGCAATATTGTGCCTGACCCTACTTATGCAACTGGTAATGCGTACAAAAACATGACTCCTAGCGAAATTGCTAATATGCAAGAATACGGAATTTAATATGGCTACTTACGACCAAATAAACCCAGATATTATTGGATTAGCAGAGCAAAAAGCTCTTGCTAAATCTCTTAGAGAACATGGCATGAAACAAAATTTGCAAGGTCAAATGGTTTCTGGTCGTTTTGTTGGCGCTAGTCCATTACAAGGTTTAGCAGATTTGCTCAATATTCATACTGGCAAATCAATGGAAAGAGAAATTGCTCAAAAAGAAAAAGCAATAGCAGAAGGATTGCGTGAAAAAGGTTTAAGAGATATTGAAGATGTTATGACTTTGGCTAGTGGTCGCCAAGCATTGCCAAGCGAACAAATTGCTGGGCCTGCTTACAATGGCGTTTCTCCTACCATTCAATATCCTGAAGTTAAAGCTGACCCAAGAGCAGCTATGGCTAGAGCATTGATGTCAGAAAATCAAAATGTGCGTTCTATTGCTCCTGTGCTTGCTCAAGAAGCGTTCCCTAAAACGCCTGAAGCGATTGCAAAATATAAATTTGCTCAAACGCCTGAAGGTGGCAATTACAAAGGTTCATTGGCTGATTTTGAAAATCAAATGACACCTTATCAAAAAGCGCATTTAGGTATTCTTGCTGCTAATCAAGGGCAATCAAGAGTCCCAATGGGCTATCGAATGACTAAAGAAGGTAATTTAGAACCTATTCCTGGTGGCCCAGCAGACCAAAAAGCACAAACTGTTGATGTTGGTAGACAGACAGTAGATACATTGGCTACTGGTCTTAAAGCTCAATATGATATTTTGAAAGAATCTGGTGGCATTACAAGCAAAAACGAAGGTGCATTAAGCAATATACCTGCTTATCTTGCGTCTAGCGGAGCAGGACAAACTGCTGGAAAAATGTTTGGAACAGCCAATCAATCTGCTAGAAACACTATTGCTCAATCTCGCCCATTATTGTTACAAGCGATTGCTAAAGCAACTGGTATGTCATCTAAACAGATGGATTCTAATACTGAATTGCAAATGTATTTAAAAGCAGCTACAGACCCTTCATTAGATTACGAGTCAAATGTGTACGCATTAGAACAATTACAAAGCCTGTATGGAATCGGTGGAAAAGCTCCTGTTGTTGGTGGCGGTGGTTCAAGTGTGCCAAGCGCTTCTGATATTGATGCTGAAATTGCTCGCAGACAAAAAGGTAAAAAATAATGGATTTATCCCAATTATCTGATGCCGATTTAATGTCTTTAAAGTCTGGTGGCTTATCTAAAGTATCAGATGAAGGATTAATGCTATTAAAAGGTGGCCCTATTGCACCAAAAACTACTACTTTGCAACCTGATGTGCCATTAGTGGCAAGTCAAATGCCAAAACAAGTGCCTATTGAAGAACCTAAAACTTCAATGATGGACAAGTTAAAAGCCTTGTATGAAGTGCCTGCAACTATTGGTAGTGCAATGATTTCTCAGCCTGCGTCAATGGCTTATGGTGTTGGCAGAAGTATTATTGATGGAGCTACACAAGGACAAGCAGCCAATCCTAATGCTAGAGATGAATACTACAGGCAAGCAAGACAAGCAACACAATTTCAACCTACTTCACCTGCTTCTTTAAACGCTTTAGAATCTATTGGTGGAGCATTAGAAGCAGCAAAACTGCCT